CCACTAACGTGTGTATCATTTTCCGCGGCTTTAATTGTCTTAACAATGGTTCGCAGAGTATGGAACCTAAGTTTAAGTCCGGCACGTCCTGCTCGTGTGATAAAACCAATTGTGGGACCTGTTCGAAGTGTACCATCTTTGGCAAGTTCTGCTAGTTTGGCACGTCGTGGATTACGAGCAAGGAAAAGACTGAGCCAACTGTATGCAGTTTTATAGTCCTGTGTGGCATTGTACCAATTCAGTGCTCGCATGACTTTGCTAGTGTACTCACTGTGAGTCCACTGGTCTTGTTCTTCAACACTGGGAAACTCTGGTTCATCACCGATATATTTTGAATCTGCTTCCCGGTAAGACAGTTTCTTAGGTAGCTCGGCATATCGCCAAGCGATCTTTCCAGACTCAGATGTTTTTGTTGTACGTGATTTTGTTGCCGCCATATTTGTTCCTATTTCCTAGCAAGTATGTAAATATAACACACTTATTAATTTACGTCAATTAAATGGATTTACCATTCTTTTTTGTCACCACGAGCCTCATTGTCGCGATAGCCTGCGGTGTATGCTACAATTTCGTGAGCTGACATATCAACCAATTCAAGACGAGTGCTGTTATAAGAATCGCCTACGAAATAGTGCGGGCTATATTCACGACCATAATAGCTGTCTGCCTGTCCGCGATCATAGGGTCCACCGTGACGTGTGCTATATGTAGTTTCTGCAATCATTTCTATTTCCTTAAACGTTAGACATTTTCATGATCACAGCCAGCTCATCGTTTTCGATGTAGAAGTCTGTGGTTGGATCCCAGTAAGCGCCTTCTTTTGGATCGTAGTAAAGAACGCGACCATCGTAGTTAAAAGGACCTTCTAAGCCTTTGCGGGCACCATACTTTTCACGCATATTGTCCACAGAATTCATAACACGATAGCCCATTGCCAACTCCTTATTCATCAACCGTAATTTTGTCGCCACGCACGACCCAAACAAAGGCCATAAACACCGAGCTCAACCAGTCCGCATCTTCAGATCGCATCATGCGATAGCCTTCTAGGAAACCAATTTCTCGTTGCATATGAAGTCCTTAAGCGAAAAATTCAGTGGCTTCTGCTTGAAAAACCTTAAAGGCTTCCAAGGTCTTTTGCGTTTGAGCCAAAGGACTCTTTTTAACAAATTGCAGGAACTCTAAAAAACCCATACCTAAAAAGTCTGCGTCTTTTTGTAACTGTTTGATTGCAGTAGCCAGTTTCATATCAACTCCTTGTTTCTAAGTATTAATTATAACACCAAAATCAATTTCAGTCAATTAACGGGAATATTCTGGCACTGTGCTTTCACGAGCATTCAATATGATATCTCGCACATTTTCTCGGTCAATACTATCACCCAAAAACTCTTGACCATCAGGCAAACGGCATTTATAAAGTTGAGTAGCCAGTGCAATTTGAGTAGCCGTAAAGCCATGAGGATAAATGCCTTTTGGACCATAAAAATCCAGCATATATTGAGTAAAGCTCATATCAACCCCTTTTTGTTAACCGATAATGTATTATAACACAGACACCAATTTTCGCCTATTTTTGGCTATTTTTCAAGCCGCCACACGTTGTAGCGTTTTCGCAACATTATCTTGCACTAATTGCTCAAATCCTGCGGGTGTCACAGGGTATCCCAGCTCTTTTAAATGCTTTTTAATGTGGGGTTGAATAAATCCCTTAGAGCGTGCGATATCAAGCGGAGCCTCGTTCTTTTCTAAGCGAGAAAAGTATTCTTCAACCGTAAAGTTTTTTGTAAGGAATGTAAGGAAACTTGGGCGGCTACTTTTAGCATACTTGAAGCGAGCAACAAATTTCCACGTGCCGTCGGGCATAACATAATGAACGTATTCACCACCATGAAAGCTCTCTTTAACAAACTTAGTCATATCTGCTCCTTTTTGCTGTCGATAATGTATTATAACACAGACACCAATTTTCGCCTATTTTTGAGTATTTTGGCTTTGTACTACTTTAGTTAACATTTTTAGACTCGACCTGCATAGTCTGCTCGTACATACCACTCGGGCGCATAGTCTAGGTTGTTGTGTTCTTTGTTATAATTGATAGCACGATTACGAGCTTCTTCCTCGTTATCGTAGTACTCGGTGTCCCAGTGTTTTTGACCACTGAACCTGTCATACTCGGTAAACACTACTTTGAACAGGGCGTTGTTTAGTGTGACTTTTGCCATTTTGCTGTCCTTTCTCCTGTGTTGCTATTTACTGTACTTACAGTATAACGCAATTCTGAATAGATGTCTATTTAAAGGTAAATACTACATTATGCCAAGACTAAGCCTTTGGAAACCAGAAAAAACTAACGACTTCCACTTCATGGATAAACTTATTCGTGAACAATTTTTTGTTGGTGGCACTGGTGTTCTAGTACACAAATATCTACAACCTGCAGATCAAGGTCCCAGTGATGATGCAACTAAACCTCATTATTCCGCAGGTGACGGTCTCGATGAAACTAAGATTCAAGACCTATTATTCCTGGAAAATCGTGACAGGATTTATGACCCCGATGTTTATGAACTTCGAGGTGTTTATAATGTAGGCGACCAAGACTTTGACTTAACGCAGTTTGGTTTATTCCTAAGTGCAGATACTATCTATGTTAGTTTTCATATAAACGACATGGTAGAACGTATGGGTCGTAAATTAATGGCCGGTGACGTCATAGAATTACCACATGTCAGAGACGATCTTTTATTAGATCAAAGCAAACCCGCAGTCAATAAATTTTATGTTATACAAGATGCCAGTCGTGCCGCAGAAGGCTTTAGTCAAACATGGTACCCACATATTTGGCGAATCAAAGCTAGCCCAATGACTGATGCACAAGAATACAGAGATATCCTGCAACAAAAAGCCGGTGAGGATAGCACAGATACCCTTAAAGAAGCATTGAGCACTTATCAAACAGAACTAAAAATCAGTAACGCGATTATAGAGCAAGGCGAAAGACTTGCACCCACTGTGCTTGATGCAGACGCGAATGTATTAAATCCCATAGATAAGAACTATCAAGCAAGAGACAAGCAGGTCTATGATCACGGCGAGACCATACAAAATGGGCTTAGTTTCCCGCTGAACCCAGAACAAGGTGAATTTTTTATGCGAGTTGATTACACGCCCAATGCACTGTTTGTTTATCGAGGAACACGTTGGCAACGAGTACAAACACAGCAGGGACCTGTGGATGTTAAAGATCGAGTATTAAATGGTGCTCCGTTTATTAATAATAATGCCACCACTGTAATTGGCAATCAGGAAATGCCAGAACGTCAGGCACTTAGCCAAGTTATTAAACCTAAGACAGACTTATAATGCAATTTTTTTACGATCAACAGATACGCAGATATCTAACACAATTTATGCGACTGCTGGGAGAGTTCAGCGTCAAAACCGGCAAAGACCGACACGGCGTAGAAGAATACATACAAGTACCTGTGCGCTATGGTGATATTAATCGTATGGCTGCCCATATTATGAAAAATCAAAGTGAGAATATGATTAACACCGTGCCGTTTATCAGTGTGTATGTAACTGATATGCAGATCAGTGCGGAACGTAGGCATAACCCTACTCATATAAACAAAGTTCAGGTGGTAGAAAAGAAATTTGATAACATAACAGGCGAGTATATCGAAGGTGAAGTGGGGAATACATATACCATAGAACGTTACATGCCTGTGCCCTATGACTTAACTGTTCAGGTTGATATATGGACAAGTAATACAGAACAAAAACTTCAATTAATGGAACAGTTATTAGTGTTGTTTAATCCCAGTATTAACTTAAAGACCAACGACAATCCGTTTGACTGGACCAACTTAACATACACTGAACTTGTTAATATCGTCTGGAGTGTTCGACAAGTACCCAGTGGCACCGATGATATTATCGACGTGGCAGCGTTGAATTTTACTATACCTGTATTCTTAAATCCACCTGCCAAGGTGAAACGTCAGACTCTTATACATACGATATTAAATGAAATAAAACGTATGAAAGACAGTGACTTAGAAGAGTGGGTACCCAATGATCCTATTCCAAATAAACAATGGGTAGTTGTTACTTTTGAAGATTTAAAATTGCAAGTAAGAATTGAAGGGGATACTGCATTACTATTGAACAGTAACGGTGGCCTAACTGATGATGCAGGTAATCCTATGAGTTGGGCAAACAAACTAAAACCCTATGGTGAGTTACGACCTGGTATCAGCCACTTACGTTTACGCAGAGGAGAAGATCCCAGCGACGAAACTCAGGACATTATTGCAGTTATCAATGAACTTGATACAGAGAGTCCGCAGGTTGCACATATTACCATAGACGAAGATAGTTTGCCTGCGGCAACTATACCGTCTATTAATGCTATTATTAATCCAGCAAAAAATGCACCTGGCACTGGCTTGCCCGTGGCCACTCTGGGTCAACGTTATCTTATACTAAGTGATCTCCCTGAAAGCATTGAATGGGCCGGTGCTACCGCCAAAGAAAATGACATCATAGAATATAATGGCAGCACATGGGTTGTTAGTTTTAATAGCATGGCGACAACTAGTGCCACAGTGTTAAATACAGCTAGCGGCTTTATGTACGAATGGCGTTATGGTCAGTGGATCAGTGCATACGAAGGTGCCTATAGAAACGGCTGGTGGAGAATTTATCTGTGAAAATGTTCAAGGGTGTTGGTGCTATAATTGTCAGTGAAACTACTGGCAGAGTCATGACTGTATTACGTAGCCCAAAAGAAAGTCATCCTAATACTTGGACATTTGCCGGCGGGCGAGTTGAACTAGAAGAATCAAATATAGATGCGTTACGCAGGGAATTACAAGAAGAACTAAATCTAACAAAGATTAAAAAAATTACACCATTACACAAGTACCAAAGTAGAAGCAAGGATTTTGTCTACGAAACGTATCTTGTTTTGGTTAATAAAGAATTTACCCCAGACCTCAACTGGGAAAATACAGGCTATGCTTGGACAGATATCGATAACTTACCCAGTCCGTTGCACCCAAAAACTAGGCAAATGATATCTTCCAGTAGACTTATTACTAAGTTTAAAAATTTTTATCAGTGGGTGGACAAAAATAATGGCAGCAAAGATAATACAACTTCCGGACAGACGAAAATATAATATAATACGCTCTGTAGATTTATATTTTTGTTGGGACCCAAAGCTCAATAATCCTTTACTCAATAGACTGTTTAAAGAAGAAGTGAGTTATGTTGAAAGATGGTATTTACAAGTAACACATTTATTAAACGTAGAAGATGACGAACACCCCATCATACAATCATTGTTAAGCAAGCAAGACAATACCTTAGATTTATTATTAAACGCAACGGTCAAAGACCTAGACGTTCAAAGAAGACTAACTGATATCAGCACAATTTTTAGCACTGACTATCAGATTAGAAAATTAACCAAGTGGCAAAATAAATGGGCAGGACTCATCAACTATCGTCAGAGACTTTAAACTCATAGGTCCCTAGATGTCCTAGTTCTTTGGTGACATTGACATCCAACCATACAGGTATTTCTGAGTTCTTTACTGTTCTAAAAAATTCAATATCCTCGCCGGTATACTGTCCGTTATAAAAGCCCAGTTGAAACCAGGGCAATTGCAATTGATCAAACACTGCGGTTTTAATCAAGCAAAAACCCAGTGCTATAGCATCAACCTGTACCAAATCGGCGTCAATATCCCGTACTCGTACCCAGGTGTCCCAGTGATCTATGTTGTACCATGCTGTAGTAATAAAAGGAGACACACGCTTACTGTATGCGGCACCAACTATGTCTTCATTGTGATCTAATAATTTTGTTACATGCTGTGGCTCAAATGTTATGTCACTGTCTATAAACATAACATGTGTGGCTCCCCATTCTTTGGCGGCCATAACTAGCTCGTGTCTTTGATTGGCTATAAGGGTGCCTGCACTGATGAATAGTTTACTGTCTATACCCAACCTATTCAACACCTGAGCCAAGTTAAAAAGACAAAAGGCTGTGGCTGTATGCATTTGATCCCTTGCGGGAATACATATCGCCACTCGTTTTGACACGTTGCTGGTAATAGAGTCTAGAAAACTCATTATTTCTTTTTAATTTTTAATTTACTTACTGTTGGTTCAGGGCCTGTGCTTGTTGGCTGTGTCTCGTCTGGCGTATGTATACCAATTTGATTTTCTGCTGCCACTGTTGTTTGTTTAATTGCATTTGCCAATTTAACACAGATCTGCGTTGCTTTAATATAGGATTCTTCTGGCAACCTAACCATTTTATTCATTGTTTCTACACTTGGTTTACCTGCTGTTAATATTTCTATGGCTGCTTGTTTACCCAGCGTATTGATCCAATATTCTTTTTCCATCATCTCCCAGTTTTGTATAGATGATTTTAGTGCATTTGGGTTTTGCTCCTGTAAGTACGATAACAACATGGTGCGTTCCGCGTTCAAACATTTTAATTCGAAACTCCCGGGTGTTTGTTCAATATCACTGTCTATTTTTCTTACTCTATTGATCGTGTCCACGATATGTCTCGAAAATCCAGTGCCAGTCTGTGATTTAAAATTATCAAACTCAAATCTACTTGGAATTGGATAGGGACACTTATCAAATGCTTCTGCCAATGATTCAGGCAGGGTGTTTGTTTGTTCTTTTTTAGTAGCCATAAAAATACCTCAACTTAGTTGAGGTATTTAGTGAATCGCTTCTTATTATTAATATGCGTATGGTGTAGTCTGTCCGCCAAAACGTGAGCTCAAACTAATCTGAGTACCAGAGCTTTGGCCTACATTGGATGCCAATGTACCGCTTAACGCGATGTTTTGACCTGCGCCTGGTGTCACGTTCGTGTATGCTTTTTTAACACGACCCATTACGATTTCTGTACCTGTTGCTGGTAATAAAGCCATTTACAATCTCCTGTGTGTTTATTTATCCTATCGAATGAGACCTTAGGTCTCATTCGATTTCAGGAAATTAATTAGGCTTGATTACCTACTTGCGCTTCAAGTGTCTTCACTTTGGCACTTAGTTCCTTGACTGCTTCGATTAACAATGCTGTTAGCTTGTCATACTTAACTGTCTTATAACCTTCGAATGCGGAAGCAACGACTAGCTCTGGTAAAACTGCTTCAATTTCTTGAGCAATAACACCAACTTCAGCTTTGTCTTCGATACCTAAGCCAAGAGCAGTTTCGTTTGGACGATAGTGAACGCCACGAATAGCTTCAACTTTGTCTAACGCGCCAGCAATTTCAACGATATCTTTCTTCAAGTTAACGTCAGAGTAATAAGCTGTAACTTCACCAGTTGCTGTAATAGCACCGGATACTGTTAAAGCACCTGTGCTTAAAGCAGATGTAGTACTTGCACCACGTGCTGTTACACTTGCCAATGTATCTGTTTCAGTGTAACCTGTGATAAAGCCAGCACCGTTAGTCAATTGGTTTGTGTTTGTAGGAATCGTAACTACACCAGTAGAACTGTTATATGCACCGCTACCTGCTGTAAAGCTGATCGCGCTACGAGCACGAGCTGTTGTGTGATACAGGTTAGAACTGCCTTCACCGATAGCATCAGTGTCTAATGTACGTGTGCCGCCTAAGCTAACTGCCGCACCGTTGATAGTGATACTGCTGTTTGCCAAACTACTGTTTGGAACGCTACCTAAGCTGATTGCACCGGTTGTGCTGTTGTAGCTAACACCAGTTCCGCTGCTTGCACTGATTGCGCCACGTGCGCGACCTGTTGTGAAGTACTGATTTGTACTGCCTTCTGCTAGGTCGTCTGTACCTGTGGCCAATGGATAGTAAACAGAACCATCATTAGTGAATGTCCAAGTATCAGAACCTTCGTTCCAGCGAACTTGTACGTTAGCATCATCACCGCGCTCAACTTCAATTCCTGCATTTTGAGTTGGTGTACCAGTTGCATCACTGTTCAATGTAACAATGTTGTCTGCAACACTAACTGTATTAGAGTTAACTGTTGTTGTTGTACCGCTAACTGTGAAGTTACCTGCAACAACTACGCCTTCGCTAGTGACTGTCAATGCTGTACTACCGTCAACTGTAACTGTAACTGTGCCAGTACCTGTATCAGTGATAGAAATATTGCTGTTACCTGTTTGGATACTAGATGTGCTGATTGCACCAACTTGTGCATCAACATAAGCCTTTGTAGCTGCGTCATTGTTAGAACTTGGTGCACCTAGACCGATAACTTTGTTGCCGTTCATTTCGATACTGTCGCCAAAGTTAACTTTTATACCAGCACTGTCAGTGACCATTTTGCCACTGGCGATTTGCACTGTACCGTCTAAGTTAATGTTTGTTGTGCTAGAACCCAATTGTAAAATACCTGTACCAAGTGTCTTGATACGGATGTTTTGATCCAGGTCTGCACTGAATGTGATTGTACCTGTGTCGTCTTCTAGAACTTTACTACCGTTAACGTATAAAGAACCTGGACCAACGTAGATGTCTCTCCATTGATAGGCTGCGCTACCTAAGTCATATGTAATGTCTGCACTAGGAATGATGCTACCTGTAATTCCAACGTTGCCTGTTAATGTTAAACCTGCGAATGTTGGGCTACTTGCAGCCGTTAATGATTGTGCTGTACTGATTACACCAGTAGAACTGTTGTAACTGATACCAGAACCTGCGCTCAATGCGCTACGTGCGCGAGCATTTGTAAAATATAAATTACCATTTTCTGAAACGTCGCCAGTATCGATTGTTACTGCACCTGTTTCGCCGTTGACGCTTGTTACGCCACCGATTTGGACCACGCTAGGTGTTCCGTCATCTTTTTTAATATAAATCAAACCATCGTGTGTGTTGATTGCTATTTCGCCTAATGCCAACTGACTTGTCGTTGGGACCTTGCCAGCCGTTGCACTACGCTTTAAAACGATTGTATTTGCCATTTGAGTATATACCCCTTTAGTTCGAACTAGTGAGATTGTCGGCATCTCACGCTCGAAAGTATTTATCCAAATACGCTATTAGTACTAATTATATAATTGATATTTTAGAATTCTCCACCGTCTACACTGATATCAACCTGAGAAATTGAGTTTATTTCCCCGGTTTCATCTATAGTGACCAACAATGTTTTACCTGCGGCTCCATAAGTTCCGCTGACATCAGACGTACCAAGTCGGTTTTCTTTGGCAAATGTCAGTCCAGTGATTCCCGGAGTTATAACTCCGGTTGTTATTAGGGTCCAGGTAGTCTTTTCAAAAGTGTTTCCCTCTTCTACGTAGACTTTATTACCCGCACTAAGTTCAAATATGCTGTCCGCGTCATTGGATCTAATAAGTTTATTAGTTGCCGATGACCAAGAATATATACCATTTTGGCTTTGATTAGATTGCCCTATCAATAAAACTCTATCTTTGTCAGCTAAGGAAATGCCATCTATTGCCAGTACATTGGCAGTGATATTTACATTTGAACGTGTGGCGACTCGTACACTGTCTTTATAGTCAGACACTGCACTGACAAAATTTTTACCTCGAAATATAGGCATCTAAGCGAATTCCCATTGATCTATTGCATCATTAAATGTATATGTTATTTATACTAATTTATAAAACAGAAAAGGTGCTCGAAAGCACCTTTTCCTATCATAATAATACCGTTAGATATTAATATGTACCACCGTCAATATTGCTTGATTCGTTTAGAACGCCACCAGCAGTCAATGTGCTAGTAGAGCTTACGCGAACGAAGATATAGTCGTTAGTTTCTGGGGCTGTGTCAAACACAATACTAGATACACCACTAACTGTGCTTAGTGTGTAAGAGTATGTAGGTGCTTGAATTAAACCGTTGATATACACTTGCGTGTTATCAATACTTGAAACTTCAACACCAGTACTGAAACTAGTTGTTGTAGAATCACCAGTGAAGTTCAATGTAGTAGCCGTAACCGCAACGTTTTGCGGTATGAACTTACCTTCTGCACTACTCCAAACCAAAGTATAACCGTCTTGTAACGCTTCCGCGCTGTCAACGTCACTTAGATCACGGATACTAGCGGCTGCAATACGACCGTCTGCGCGAGCATCTGTGTAGTATAGATTTACTGCACCTTCGTCGATACTATCAGTTGTTGGTGTAGTGAATGTCAATGCACCAGTTCCTGTGTTGTATGCTAGAATGTTGCTGTCGTCTGTAGTCAATGTGATTGCGCTACGAGCACGAGCATCAGTAAAGTATAGGTTAGTTGAACCTTCATCAATGTTGTCAGTATCTAGTACAACATCATGATTCTGACCATTAACTGTCCAAACCGCAGCTTGTGTGCTGATTGTACCAGTACTTGCATCATAGTCGATGTTTGCACCGTTGTTAACTGTGTTACGAGCACGAGCAGTTGTGAAATACAAGTTTGTTGCACCTTCAACGATCTCGTCTGTGTCAACGCTGTTTAGTGTAAATGTGAATACACCAGTTGCGTTGTTGTAGCTCATTGCGTCTGTGTTATCAGTTGTTAAGCTGATAGCTTGACGTGCACGAGCATCTGTGAAGTACTTGTTAGAAGCATCTTCTGTTACGTCTGCTGTACTTGGAGCACTGATTGCGATAACACCTGTGCTATCATCATAGCTTAGATTACCCCAACCACTTGCACTAATACTTGCACGGGCGCGAGCTTGTGTAAAGTATTGGTTTACTGTACCTTCTTGAACTTCGTCTGTGTCAATACCAGATAAGTCAAAGTCAAATACACCAGTTGCTGGATCATAGCTTAATGTGTTAGTGTCGCTAGTTGTCAAACTAATAGCATTACGAGCACGAGTGTTTGTAAAGTATTGGTTTGAACTACCTTCACCGATATCATCAGTGTCTAATGTGTCACTACCACCTAAAGAAATAGTAGTACCATTGATAGTGATATCACTGTTTGCCAAACTTGAATTTGGAACATTAGCTAGGCTGAATACACCAGTTGCTTGGTCATATGCAACACCTGTTGCTGTAGTAGCACTGAAGTGAGCACGAGTGTCACCTGCGCTTGGGCCTGTGTAACTGAATACACCAGTTGCACTATCATAGCTGAAGTTACCATCGCCGCTTACTTTGTTTGCACTTAGTTCGCCACGGATGTTACTTGCAGTAACTTTGGCAAATGTAAACGCACCAGTTGTGCTATTGTAGCTTAGACCACCGTGACCAGTACCACTTGTAGTTGCACTGAAGTGTGCACGAGTTTCGCTGGCGCTAGGACCTGTATACTCGAAAGTGCCAGTTGCGCTATCATAGCTGAAGCTACCATCACCACCTGCATCGCTAGCACTTAATGCTTGACGTACACGAGCGGCAGTAGCGTACAAGTTTGTTGTACCTTCTGTCAATGTGTCAGTTGTGTGATTGCTGATATCGCTAACTGTACCAGTTACGTTACCAAGAACGTTACCAGTAACATCACCAGTTAAGTCAGCTGTTACTGTGTTGAAAGTAACATTGTCGCTTGTGCCAACTGATTGGCCAATTGCAACTGCTGTACCAGTAACTGTTACACCTGTACCGGCTGTAACAACTGTGATGTTAGCAGAACCATCAAAACTTACGCCTTGAATGTTACGTGCTGTTTGTAATACTGTGGCTGTGTCTGCATTACCAAACAAGTCACCAGTTACGTCACCAGTTACGTCACCAGTTAAGTCACCAACAAAACCTTGAGTGGCTGTAACTGTTTGTTGAACTACTACGCTTGTTACGTTAACATTTTTGTTTACGTTCCAGCTGTCGTCTGCGCTTGTATATGTGAATGTTGCAGGAACTGCAGGACCTTCAATAGTAATACCAGCACCATTGGCAGCGGCTGCATTTGCAGCACCTTTGGCAAGTGTTAAGTTTACGTCTGCAATTTCAACTGTTGTTGAATTGATTGCAGTTAAAGTACCTTGTACTGTTAAGTCACCACTAACTGTTAAGTCATTGAATGTGACATTGTCAGTTGTGCCAACTGCTTGGCCAATAGCAATAGTACCTGTACTTGATGTGTATGTTACACCTGTACCAGCAACTAAAGAGTTACGAGCACGAGCCTGTGTAAAGTACTCATTTGTACCTTCGGTCAGATCTGTTGTTGTTTTTGCACCAAAAGCTGTATCAAAACGAGCCTGTGTGTAATATAAGTTACTGCCTTCGGCAACATCGTCAGTTGTTTTACCAGCTAAACTTGTATCAAAACGTGCTTCTGTGAAATACTTGTTAGTACCACCAACTGCTTCGGCAATATCATCAGCATTTAATGTTATGCTACTACCAAGAGCGGCAGTTTTGTTGTTAACAACAACTTCACTATTTGCTAGACTGCTATTTGGAATCGCTGCTAGTGCGATAACACCAGTTGCGCTGTCATATGTCACACCAGTTGCTGTTGTAGCACTTAGTTCACCACGAACATCTGCACTTGTAACTTTAGTATAAGTGAAAGCACCTGTTGAACTGTTATAGCTTAAACTACCAAAACCTGTACCACTTGTTGTAGCACTTAGTTCACCACGAACATCTGCACTTGTAACTTTGGCAAATGTGAATGCACCAGTTGTATTGTCATAAGTTAGGTTACCAAAACCTGTACCACTTGTTGTAGCACTGAAGTGAACACGAGTTTCGCTGGCACTTGGACCTGTGTATGTGAATACACCAGTTAAGCTATCATACTGCAAGTCACCGTCACCGCTGTCACGATATGCACTTACTGCACCACGATAGTCAGAATCATCTGGACCAACATATGTGAATACGCCACTGGCGTTGTCATAGCTAAAGCTACCATCACCACTAGTTTGTGTAGCACTTACTGCGTTACGGGCACGAGTATTTGTATAGTACAAGTTTGTACCTTCAATAACATCGCCTGTATCAGGAGCAGCAATTGTAATAACACCTGTACTACTGTTGTAGCTTAAATTACTCCAACCAGCTGTGCTAATGCTTGCGCGAGCACGAGCATCTGTGAAATACAAGTTTGTTAGACCTTCTGCTATGTCGTCTGTGTTTTGATCACCTAAACTAAATGTAATTACACCAGTTGCACTGTCGTAGCTTAAAACGTCTGTATTGTCAGATGTTAAGCTAATAGAATTGCGAGCACGACTTTCTTGGAAGTATAAGTTAGTTGAACCTTCATTTACACCATCAGTTGTTGGTGTGCTATAGCTAAAGTTACCTGTACCGCTGTTGTAGCTGATATCGCCACTGGCGCTAACGGCTGTACGAACGCGAGTGTCTGTATAGTATAGGTTAGAAGTGCCTTCGTCGATGGCATCTGTATTTGGTGTAACAAAAGTAAATGTACCTGTTCCACCGTTGTAACTTAAAATGTTACTGTCATCTGTAGTCAAACTAACTGCACCACGACCACGAGCGGCTGTGAAGTACAAGTTTGTACTACCTTCTGTGATATCATCTGTGTCTAAAACAACATCGTGTTCTTGACCGTTAACTGTCCAAACTGCGGCTTGTGTACTGATAACACCAGTGCCACTGTCATATGCAATGTTAGAACCATTGCTGATACTATTACGTGCACGACTTGTTGTGAAATACAAGTTTGTTGCGCCTTCAACAACCTTATCTGTATCTGGCGTAGTGAAAGTGATTTCACCAGTGCTAGAACTATAAGAAAGAATCGTACCGTCATCACTGTTCATGCTGATCGCACCACGTGCACGAGCTGTTGTGAAGTATTGGTT